CAAACTGCCCACCGTCCTGTTTTTGGAAGCCGTGTTCCTGCATCCAGATATCGAAAGCATATTCCCAATTGCAGGTTACACCATCGCAATCGGTTAGGATAACTCTATCTTTCATTAGCATTAGTGCCTCTTTCATTGCCTTATTTTACTTTGTTAGTATAGCTTCAAATCCTTAGTTTGTCAAGCCCCAATCTAATATAACATTGATAAATATTATTATGGAAAAAGTATTACACAAACATCATATTATACCCAAACACGCCGGTGGAACCGACGACGAATCCAATCTTGTATATCTAACTGTTGAAGAACATGCAGAAGCACATCGCTTATTATTTGAACAATATGGCAGGCAGGAAGATTATCTTGCTTGGCGAGGTCTCGCAGGACTCGTAGGCAAAGACGAAATGCTAAGAGAAAAGCTATCTTTAAACTCGGCCCGGCCCGGTGAGTTAAATCCGTTCTACGGCAGGAAACATACAGAAGAAACTAAAAAGAAAATATCGGAAAGTAGAACAGGAAAGAATATTGGCGTTGTAAACAATACGTGGTTGCCAGAAGCGAGACAAAAGATATCAGAATCTCGTAAAAAGAATTCTGCCAAATATACTTTTAAACATCCCGAACACGGTGAGTTTTATGGAACAACCGGAGACTTAGCAAGAGCCTATAACTTTAGCAGAGCATCTGAAGCATACAAGTTAGCTAAAGGCGAATACAAATCCTACAAAGGTTGGACTCTTTAACTACTCAGTTAATTAATTTGTCAACGATTATCTAAATCTTTTTAGGCCGGTATAGAAAGTACCAGCATACATTGTCTTCACTTGCCTACGCTGTTGGGATTTGTTTGGATCAAAACTCAAGTGAATCCAAACTTTTCTTCCATATTCATATAAGAATTGATCATACATAATATTATCTTTAATCCACTGTGCATTTTTCCAATAATCATCATAAGACCAACCTGGCCATTGTAGATCAACTGCCATACCCTTGTTGTGTTGGCTGTTGTTTTGTTTGTTTCTAAAACCGCTGTTAACCCTAGGAGTAGGGAATTGAGCTCTTACTGGTTCTAAGCAATTTACAGCCACAGCCTTTAGATTGCCTTTTATTTGTGCTACACTAAGTCCTTTATTTGGTTGTAGCCTACATTTAAAAACGGTCCTAATAGTTAAATCACCAACGGTGTAATTTGTTGATATCTTTTCGTTATAGTCAATATTATTGTTTAATCCTGTTGTGTCAACTTTTTGAACTTCAGGATTTTTAGCAGGAGGTTTATCGTTAGATTCTTTCTGAGCTTCGCCAGTTACAGTGTCAGTACGAGATTGATTTGCAGCATATGCAGGATTCGAACCACCGCCATCGGGTGCGCCGTCACTGCCGCCGTCGTCGTCACCGGGTGCAGCTCTTCCAACTTGATTTCTTATTGCTGCTGTTGCAGCTGGGCTTTCTGGATCAGTAGGAACTAGAATACCGTCTATTACTACCGCGCTGCCATTAGATACTGATAAATCTCCAACATATACAGTACCTTGGTTAGTTACTACTGTTTTAGCAGTACAAATTCTTAAATCGTTGTTTCTATGTGCTGGGGTAGAATATACAAACGTACTAGGAGCATATGTATCAGTGTATGGATCGCAATGTAGAGGTGCAGGACAAACATCATCAGGTTCTGCATGATCCAAATGTCTAATAACGGGTATTCCGTTTATAAAAACTGTTTGTGGATTAGTTGCTATTAATCCGCCGGCGCCATCAGTATTAGGATCTCCCTGAACTGCCCATAACTCTGCCATTGCTCATTCCTTAAACCATTTGAATGCTACTTGTACTGCTCAAATACTGTTTGGCCATTTCGCCATCAGTCTTATGAACAAATAGTAGCGCACTCTTATTTAGTTTAAGTTTTGAGCTTGGATTGATAGTGAAGCTAAAAGGTCCTAGTCCTAGTCCTTGCTGCGTAGCCATAACAACCATAGGTTTTTCTAAAGTAATAGTTTCGTTGTTTTCTTCAACAAATCTTCCAATTACTTCAGATCCTCCAGAAGTCATAACAGTAACGGCATCGCTTGCTTTGTAGGGCGTTTCTAATAACATATTAAGTTCCTATTGTATGACCGGTTCCATTGTATCCAGTTTCTTCAATGTAGCTTGCCAGTTTATCGTAGCCGCCAATCTTGAAGCCGCCAACGATAATTTGTGGTACAGTACGAGCTCCTGGGAACTGTTCTAGTAATTCTTCTTTTGTATAATCAGTACCTAATGACTTATAGGTGTATGCTAAACCGTGTGTCTCGCAAAATGCCTTTGCTCTTTCACAAAACGGACACATTGGTTTACCGTAAATTTCAATCATAATTTAAATCCTTTTAAAACATTAATATCAGCATCTTGTTTAATGCCGCCAATTACATAGCTTTCAACTTCTGTCTCTTGTGGTGCAACTTGCAACCCTGAGCTAGATAACCAATGAGTTGTCCACGGTAATGGATTTGTGTTTACAGGAGCATCAAAAATAGCATCATACCCTAGTGCTTTTAACCTACGATTTGCAATATATTCTACATATTGAAATAGCAAGGTGTCGTTCAATCCAATCATAGATCCATCTTTAAAAAGATACTTAGCCCATGATTTTTCTTCTTCTACGCAAGTGCGCCACATTTCATAAACTTCTTCTTCACACTCTTGTGCAATACTAGCCATCTCTGGATCGTCTTTGCCGCTCATCCAATTTTTAATAACGTGTGTGCTTAGTGCAAGGTGTTGTGCTTCGTCTCTGGCAATAAGACTAATAATTTTAGCACTACCTTCCATTAGTTTTAGTTCACCAAATGCAAACGTGCAGGCAAACGAAACATAAAATCGCAATCCCTCCAAGATGTTAACGTTCATCATTGCCAAGAACAATTTCTTTTTGACATCACGTAGTGTACCTTCTTTGCGATGAGTAAATGCATCAGCTGCTTGAATAAACGCATCGTAGTTTTTAGTTACGCTAATTGCACGTTCAATAATTTTTTCATCATCTAAGATTGTATCAAATACTACACTTGGATCTGCGTATACATTTTTCATAATATGTGTATAGCTGCGACTGTGAATAGTTTCAAAAAAATCCCAAGTTACAATACAACCTTCTAGTTCTGGAATACTCACATGCGGCAAAAATGCCAAACAAGGGCCACGGCCTTGCACACTGTCTAGCAGTGTTTGATACTTTAAATTAGCAGTAAAAATATGTTTTTGTTCTGGTCGAAAGTTTTGATAGTCTGCTCTATCTTTTTGCAAGCTAACTTCTTCTGGCCGCCAAAAATAACCAAGCATTGTTTGGTTAAGTTTATCAAATACAGGATACCGAAAAACATCGTATCTCTGTGTGTTCTGCTCTTCACCAAAAAACATATGTTGTTTAGTGAAGTCTACCTTTTCTTTATTGAAGACACTTTTTGTCATAATTAACCCTTTTTATGTTTTAATAATACACTACGAAAGGTAGTATGTCAATAACTAAATTGCACATGCTTCACAAACCTCTTCAGAATCGGCTGTAGAGCTTGGAGTAGATGACGGTTGAAGTTGAACTTCTTTTTCGTCATCAACAAGTGATGAGGGATCTTCTTTGTAATCATAAGTGTTTTGATAATATGAGGTTTTCCAACCATACTTGTATGTTGTTAAAAGGTCCTGTAGCATTACACTCATTGGAACCTCATTGTCCGGATAATGAGTAGGATTATAACTCCAGTTACCGGATATACTTTGATCAAAAAACTTTTGCATTGCTGCTACTATTTTTATATAACCTTCATTAGAAGGCATATCCCAAAGTAGTGTATAGTAATTTTTTAATGTTTGGTATTGAGGAACAATCTGTTTCAAAGGTCCTTTTTTAGATTTCTTTACACTTAAATAACCGCGCGGTGGTTCAATACCGTTTGTAGCGTTAGAAACAATAGAGGAGCTCTCACTTGGCATCTGTGCTGATAGTGTGCTGTGACGTAGTCCGTCTTTTTTAATTTCTTTTCTAAGAGTTTCCCAATCTAAGTTTAGCGTGTTTGGAACTATTTCATCAAAGTCTTTTTTGTAAGTATCGATTGGTAGTAAGCCGTCTGCGTATTTTGTTCTAGAAAAATATTCGCACGGGCCTCGTTCTTTAGCAAGTTGGTTGCTTGCTTTTAACAAATAATATTGGAACGCTTCTGACAGATCATGTACTAGCTTCCATGCTTTTGGATCTTCATACTTTGCATGATTACGAGCTAGATAATGCGCTAGCCCAATATAACCAATACCAAGTGAGCGTCTAGCCTTAGTTGACTTTTCAGCAGCTAATATAGGATAACGCTGATATTCAATAATTTCTTCTAGTGCTCTAACTGCAAGATCACATAATTCTTCTAAGTCATCTAGTGATTTAATAGTGCCTACGTTAATTGCACTAAGGATACACAGTGCGATTTCACCATTTGAATCATCAATATGAGTCAACGGCTTAGTTGGCAGTGTAATCTCTTGACACAGATTACTCATATAAATTTTGTCTTTAAATGAGCTGTGTGTATTTGAATGATCTACATTCATAATATAGATGCGTCCAGTTTCTGCACGTTCTTTGATTAGTGCAGAGAACAACTCCATTGCATCGATGCGCTTTTTCTTAATGCTGATTTTGCGCTCATACATTTCATACATTTCTTTAAATGCTTCTGGATCTCCAAAATATGCTTCGTAAAGACCTGGTACATCGTGCGGTGAGAATAGAGTTATTTCCCCTCCAGTAATCAATCTTTCATACATTGTCTTGTTTAGCTGTATTGAATAATCTAGCTTACGTACTCTATTATCTTCTGTGCCTTTATTGTTTTTCAACACAAGAATGTCTTCAATCTCTTGATGCCAAAATGGAAAATGGACTGTAGCTGAACCTCCACGTACACCATTCTGTGTGCAACAACGCACGGTTGCTTCAAACTTTTTAAGGAATGGAACAATACCTGTATGTGCTACTTCTCCTCCTCGGATCTTGCTGTTGACCCCGCGTATCCTTCCGCTATTGATGCCAATACCTGCTCGTTGCGCAGTATAACGTCCAATAGCCATGTCACTAGCAAAAATGGAATCGAGAGTATCGTCACTATCAACAAGGACGCAACTAGCAAACTGCCTAATAGGAGTACGAACACCGGCCATAACAGGTGTTGGGATGTTGATCTTAAAAAGTGAGGTCGCATCATAATATCTTTTAACATAGTACATTCGTTCATCTTTTGGATAACGAGCAAACAATGTTGCTGCTATCATCATATACATAAACTGAGGAGTTTCAAAAATTTCTCCGGAACTACGATCTTGAACAAGATACTTGTCTACAATTTGACGTAGTCCTGCGTATGTAAAATTTTCATCACGTTTATGACTAATAAACGTGTCAAGGCGAGAAATTTCTTCATCTGAATAATAAGATAAAAATTCAGCATCATAAACGCCTCTGTTAACATTTTTTAATACAATGTCTTTAAATGATAATGGTTCAAACTGTCCAAATACTTCTTTGTTCAAACTATAACTTAGCAAACGAGCAGCAGCAAACTGATAGTTTGGATTTTCTAATGATACTAGATCACTTGCACTTCTAATTAAAATTTCTTGAATTTCTTTTGTACTCATACCTTCGTAAAACTGTAGATTTGCATTCATCTCAATTTGCGAACTACTTACTCCGGCTAAATTCTTACATGCTTCTGCTACAACAAAATGTATTTTGTCAATATTGAGATGCTCTTTTCTTCCGTCTCGTTTTGTAATCATAGTACCGTTGGACATCTTAACTCCTATTCTTGTTCTTGTTTGTATTCAATATTTATTGAAGAGGCGGCATCACATATGCCTGTTGCGAAATAAAATCTTGCGGAAGTTCATTTGTATTATTGTATGTGGTTTCATCGTAACCTATAACCATGTTGTTTACATAAAGAAGATAATAAACGTTTGAACTAGATCTGCTATATTCTATATGTATCTCAAAGTGCTCATGTTTAAAACGATCAGTTAACTGTAACGTATAGCAAATTGCTAACAGTTTCACAAATTCGCAATATTTATTTTCCTCAATGATTTCCCAAGGTGAAGGCCATGTAGCCTGATCATACGGATCACACTGAAATTTTGTTGTTGGTGCATGTTTGTAAAAGTCTATTACATGTTGTAATGGGTTTTCTGAATTTTCAAGTGTTTGCCTGAAATCTCGCCAGGCGAGTAGCCTTTGTTCGTACGGTTTACTGAACATTAATTTTCGGTCTTAACTCTAAAATAAAAATCTGCATTATCATTATTAGTAGAGTTTAACACCATCAGAGCCACTGTGTCAACCACTGTGTCACCGTCATCATCAAAATTTTCTGTTCTAAATTGTAAGCTTTGCTCGTAAGAATTGTTTCCAACAAAATCATAGTTATCGGACATTATGTTGCGATCAGAAATAGGCGACACTGTAATATTAATCGTTCCTTTTCTTACAGCATCAACCTGATTGCTCTTATAAAAATAGTCAACTTCTATGTTTTTTGGTCCGTTTGCTGGAAACTTAATTATTTTAGTGTAAGATCCTAGCTCAGTTAACCTAACGTATTGAGTATACTTGTGTTGTGTAATTACAGGACCAGCTACTTCTGGAACATAAGGTGTATTGAATAGGTACTCTAGTCCGTATCCTAACTCTTCAGAACGTTGAAACCAATCATTATCACTATTGTTATTATGATTTCCAAATTCTATACACGGATATGTTGGAGAAACTGACGAACCTCCGTTGTTACCTACAAGATAAAATTTGTTGTTTGTACTTAAATTTTTATAACCTTTGTCTATCCAGATACCTTGTCTTGAGATCTCATCAAAAATACAATTATTAAAAGTATTTGCTGATGGACCAGTCAATTGACCGCTTGATCCCAGAACTGTATCTACGCCAAAATGTACTCCGTATGCTGCATTTTTAAAGATACATCTTTCCCAAACATTATCACGAATATCATGTTTAGAATATACACTATGAGAAAGTCCATCAACGTTTACATCTTCAAAAACATTCAATGAAGAAGTAACGCCATTGGTTCCTAGCGCATTTATTCTAAATCCTGCACTGTCAATGCTAACTGGATCACCGTGACGCCATGGTCCTATGATATCGATATTTTTAAAGGTACTTCTTGTACAACTTTCTAATTGAAAACCTTGCATTGATGGTGCTGTTGTTGTTATTGTAAAGTCACTCAAGTGAATATGTCTTGCTTGATTACTTTCAGTTGTTGTAGAATCGTTTGCACGGACCAACGGTGTACTATTACCGTTAATTGTTCTAAAAGCAGGGCCATCGCCGGCTATATTAAAAACAGTTTTTGATTTACCTGCACCTTTAATTGTTACGTATGGCGGCAAGTAAATTGTAGATACAAAGGTATAGGTGCCAGGCTCAACATATAGTACCACACGACTCTGTGGATTTACTTTATTTGCATCGTTTAAGAATAATTCGTATATTGCTCTTTGGAACTGTGCTGTTTGATCAGTTCCGTCACCCGAACAACCAAATGCTCTTACACTTACTGTATCATCAAGTCTTGCTTGTAGTGTACGAAGTACTGGATTGTTTGGCGATGGTCCTGTTTGTATGTAGGCAGCATCATCTCTGTATGCATAAGTGTCTGCTAAACGAAAAAGATTTGATTTTTCTGTGAGGATTTCAGTATTTCCAACAAATGGAGCACCCTCTGCAACTGAGCCGTTTCCAATTAGCAGTTTCTGTGTATCAACTGCCCAACCAAACTCTCCGCTTGCTAATTGAGGTACGCCTGAGCCTTGATTCTCACGCCCACGTCTTATTTGTATTCTTGAGATTTGCACTACTGCCACGGGTTTCTCCTAAACATATTTTAAGTATTTATCCGCGGCTTTGGAGAATGTCTAACGTGCATTAAAAATAAAGAGCCCTCACTCTTTGCACATGTATTTAGTTGTGCTAAGAGAATTTTTCATAGTACGTATATACTCGTTGCCACCACTTTTCTGTCCACTCGTCAAACTCTTCTGGAAGTAGGTCAAACTGTTGATATTCTTCATCTCTAGTACACATAAACACATGTCCTTCACATATATTTGTACCGTGAATTTCGTTGTGTGCAAGTGCATAAGCAGTCATTTGCAGGAAGTAATCTTCAATCCATTCTTTCTTTTTAGGCTTGTTAGACTGTTTAAAGTCCATAATACAAGGCTCGCCCTTGTAAACTCCTACAAGATCCGTGGTGCCTGCATATAACTTAGGAATGTATAAAGGTACTTCGCTACCCCATATTTCACTAACATCATCAAGTGCGTGAACTTTAATACGAGTTGCCATTGCATGGGCCTTTTGAGCATACGGATTACTTCCGGGGATTGGCCAAGTGCCTGTATCAATATAATCTTCTAGATACTTATGCATACGAGTACCTACTCCAGCTGCCTCAGTTGTTATTTCTTTGGCCTTCTGTTCACCTACTCGTTTACGCCATTCTATAAGGTGTGTCATGTCCTTAGTTGCACTAAGTATCGTAGTAACACTTGCAACCGGAGGCCCACCGTCTGGTGTAGCGTATTTCCTTTTCCCGTTTGCTTCAACTCTAGATAGTTTTTCGTATATGTATTTGTTTGTTATAAGACTCATACATTACACTATACTATCAGAGACCCTTTAAGTCAACCGCATTTTTGGCCATTTGTCCAACAGTATCCTTTGGGCGGCCTGGATTGCCTGGAAGTTTTCCTACGTCGTCAACTTCGCTAGTTTTTAACTCAATAGTTTTTTGATCAAAGTTTGTTACAAGGGCTTGTAAACGAGGATCAGCATCGTATGCTGCCTTAAAAGAATCATAGGTAAAGTTTCCTTTACCCATGTTCTGCATAAGTTTATCTAACTTTTCAATTGATAGTTTGGTTTTGTTTGTGTCCTTCAAATGCTTTAGCACTTGAAAGATAACAGTTGAATCAGAACCTTCAGTTACTTTAACTTTTTTTTTGAGTGCTGTATTGATTCGCGCTTTTCACGACCAAGTTCTTCGTCGCCGCCGGCTGCTGGTTCAGCTGCTGCACCCATATCGTCAGTTGGCGCAACTTCTGCATCTGTATCAGCATCAACTGTTGGTTCCATGTCTGCTTCTGGTTCTACACCCATAGTGTCTACAGGCTCAGCTTCACCGGTTAGTTGTCCAACACCCTGTGTTAGTACGCCACGGGTTGATTCCATTGCGGCATACATTGCTTCTAGTGCTGGCTTAACTGTGCTTGTGAATGTTTCTGCTGCTTCACTACCCATTTCATCACGAATAGCATCAGCTAGCTCTAACATTGATTCTGTCTGCATTTCAGCAGTATCTTCCATCCAGCCAGTAACACGATCAACCATGTCCTTAGCTGCCATTACTAGTTCTGCTTTGTCTTCTTCGCCTTCGTTTAGACGTTCAATTGCTTCATCAATAGCAACACTTACATCATCGCGTTCTAAAATAGCAGCATTTAAAACATCAAGGAAGAGTTTGTTTTTCTGATAGCTAATAGATTGCGTAGTGTTATAACTTTCACTAGTTTGCATTTGACTTAAAGATGTACGTATCTTATTACGGACATCCTGTAGTTGTTCTGTTGTAAACTTTTCTAAATCAATTTTTGCGCCAAAGCGAGTTGCTAGGCTTTCGTTTAGCTTTTTAGCTGTTACTGGTTTTGTAAATTCTCTAATGTTCATTGTCTCTTCCCAAATGAATGCTTTGTATGTTATTTATGTCTTTAGAATATAAATCTATCCAAATCTCTTTTCAAAACTCTTGATCTTGCAATTGTTAAATCTAATCTATGTTGTCTAGATTCTATAACTGTAACATCATCTGAAGATTTCATTCTTTTTCTATAATAAACAGCATCGTTATAGTGCTTTAATAGATTTTTATCTATGTCAATAATGTACTGTGTGCTGTTTTTTCCTTCTAAAAGGCTTTTAGCTATTGCAACCGCCGAAATTTTGAAGTTAGTTACTGCAATTCGTGCATTGTTGGCACAATCGTAAATTTGGTATCCGCGAGCATTTTTACGGATAGCATATTTGCCAATGCGTATACTATTTCCCTTTTGATAGGGTAGTACTACACTTGTTGATTCAAGTTTTGTATCAATTAGCTCAAATATTTCATCTACTAAAGAAGGATCATAGTTCATTTTTCTTCACCATTATGTTGCCATTATGTACGATTTTACTTATAAGGCTCTTCCTTACAAGATTGCTGATTACGAATCTTTCTCTTTCATTGAAGCTAGTCAGAGGTACGATGTCGTTCATGCTTTCTAGTATAGCACGTTCTTCGTTAGTTGTAAAGACATTAAAGTCCCTGATCAGCTCATTTATTTTCATTTTTTATGTTTTTCCTTTAAACATATTATTACTTATCTTACTTTACTCTAAAGTTCATACTAATTACAATCCTATAATCATCGCTAAGATTGCGTGTTACAAAATGAGGAAGTGTACTATCAAACATAGCAAACTTGCCTGCTTCTGCTTTAACAGTAGTTTGTTCAATTATGTAAGGATTTGTATTGTATTGAAATACCAAGTCGCCACTATCAGGAGGAACCTTAACCCAAAATGCTGCGCTAACATGTGCTCCTCCTTTATAGTTGTCTGATGTTTCGTGACTGTGTAAGTTGGTAGATTGATTATGTCCGTGTACTACTGCCCATATAGCACTGTTGGGATCGTCTGTGCTGCCGACTTGCCAACACAGTTCGATTTCGGTCCCATATTCTTTTTGCCATACAGATTCCAGAGTTTTAACTACTCGTTGTAATTCTCTAGTGTAACTAACTCTAACATCTTCAGCACGGATGCTATCTTCGTAACTGGACATAAATCTCTTATTGTTGTAACTATCCATTACTAACAATTCTATTTCACTGAGATTTACATCCAGGTATCCGGTTAAAAACTCTCTAGTAAAAAGAGTAACCTTTTCTGCCATTAGACTAGTTCAGGCAATTTACTATAATCTACTTGATAGTATCCTGACTTGTGTATGCTAACAGCATCAGCATAGTCAGAGTCTAACAGTTCATGTGCTAATACTCCTGTTTGTTCTTCTTTATCCCAAACATAGTTGTAGGTATACACATTAAGTCCGTTAACTGTTTTAGACAACTTAACATTTTCTTTTAAACGCACATCTGAAAACAGTTTCTTAAATGCCTTGCCGGTATCTTTAGCGGCCTTGCTTGCACCTTTGCCGATGTCGTCTGCTGTTTTACTCACAGCTTTGCCAGCGTCATTAACAACAGTAGTAGCAGTATTAGCAACAGCATTGGCAGCTTTTTCTGTTTCTTTTGCTACATCGTTGGCTACATCAACGGTAGTTTCAGCAACAGCATTAGCAGCTTTCTCTGTTTCTTTAGCAACCGTGTTTGCTACCTTTTCTGTTTCTTTTGCTACATCGTTGGCCACTTTAACAGTAGTATCTGCCACCTCAACTGCGGCATCTTGTATTGGTTTGGTATCAACACTAACGCTTAGGTCAACATCGACACCTGCTATTAGAGCAAGCTCACCTTCTACACCAACTGTAAGCACATCATCTTTCATTGTGGCTCCACCACCAACTTCAGCACCTACTTGTGCGCCTACACTAACGCCAGCGCCAGCACTTGCTCCGTTGCCGTGACTGTCATAGGCACTGGTTGTATTGTCTACTCCAACACTTGCTCCTGCCACTGCGCCTGCATGTCCTGCTACACCATCTTTACCAACTTGTGCATCTGCTCCTGCATGAGCACTTGCTTCTGCGTGTACTGATGTTTCATTCTTTACTTCAACATCGCCCACTTGCTGGCTAACACTTGCTCCTGCTTCTGCGCTTGCGCCTACTTCAGCACCTACTTGTGCATAGGCATTGCCGCCACTTACACCTGCTTGAGCACCTGCTTCTGCGTGTGCTTCTGCACCTGCATGACCTTCTACTGTAGTATCACCGTAAGTAGCACTTGCTCCTGCTTCTGCACTAACGCCTGCTTCGGCACTAGCTGCGGCAGTGGTTGATGTTACTTCTGTACCTGCACTTGCATGAGCTTCAGCACCCGCATGTGCTTCTAGATCAACTCCGCCTACTGTAGTACTTGTGCTTGTGTCAGCACCTACTGCAACACTTGCTTGCGGATCGCTTATTTCTTTTCCTGCGGTGAAATCATTGCTGACTCCAACTTCTAGGCCTTCGTCTTCTTTTTCAGCCTCAGGCTTTTTGTTTTCATCAGACATTAATTTCTCCTTGTGTGTTTAATGTTTATGCTGTTTGAGATATTCTATATCTCGTTTGATTAACTCAACTTCAGTAGTGTTACGACTGGGTTGTTTCTTATAGCTTTCAAAACTTTGAACTAACATTTTGAGTTCAGTTTCAAGTATATGAATACGTTCTTGTGTTTTAAACACATACCAGCTGGCGCTCAAAAAGAATACCAATACCGTAATTAACAATTTTAACGGTATTTGCAGTTCTGTTTTTTCGTCAACGTGTATGGTCATACTTAATCTTCCGTTGGCGGCGGCGGCGGTGGCGGTGGCTTCGGTCCGGTTCTTATAGGTCTAGATGGATTTGACAATGTTATTTCTCCTAATCACATGTGTCTTACTAAAACTTTGTCGCCGGGTTTAATGCCACGATCAACTGTGCCTTTAGCTTTGGTATCTAATGTTAGATTGCCGCGCTCGTCTTTAGCGATAGCGCCAGGCTTAGTAGGATCTTTAGGGACTACTGTTCTTATTTTAGTCTTTGGATCAATTAGCGTGGTTTGTTTTTCATCATCTAACTCGATCTGTAAAAATTGATCTTCAACTATTAACTCACTTATTTTCATATCTTTTTCCTTTTAAACAGTCTTTTCCTAGATACACGTTTTTTCAATCGTCTTGCTCCAACGTTATAGCCTTTTAATCTACGAGATGCAGCATTTGTCCGTTTAGTTATTCTTGTCTTTTGTGCTTGCGATGCACCTTTGCGAGCTCGAACTGCTTTAAACTTCATTGACTTTGTTGGGCTTAGTGGCGCATTACAAGTAGTTGCCTTTGATACAATTCTACCGCGTCTTGGACCCGATGTGCAACGATATTTCCTTACGGTTTCGCCGCCCTTTCTACCAAATATCTGTTTATAGCCTTCAGTTATTTCAAGTACTAGCATTGCGTTACCTACTCTTGTTTAACGCTTGTACTCTGCGACTGGCTGGGTTAATTCTTTTAGTTCTACGAGCTTTGCGTACTATACGTTGTCCTAGTCTAGCTTTGATTCTTTTAAGGCGAACTCGTTTCTTAATGTCAGGTGAAGCAAAACATTGCTGCGGTGTTGCAACTACACGACCGTGACGACGACCTCCTTGACAGCGATATTTGCGGACGACCTTTTTACCTGATCGTGCCCAAACTTGCTTTTCTTCAAGAGGTTCTTTGGTTATAAAAAATTCTCGCAATAACATGTAGTTATTTAGCGGATTTTTAGAACTTCATTAATATTACGACTATAGTGGAAAGTAGGCCCGCGATAATAGTGCCTGTTGCACCAACTAACACTTTAACAAGACTGGTCTGGCCGTGACGCATGTCTTCATGAATTTCATCTAAACGTTCTTCAACTTTGTTCATTCGACTATCTAATTGCTGATAGCGAAGAGCGCACAAATCGACATGTGCTTCTAAACTCTGTCTTTCTAATTCAGTTGTTGGGCTTGTTGACATCTATTCTTCTCCGTAATTACTCAACAATTAAAAAACGTTGGTGCCTTGTAATAGATGCCTAGTATGTAGTATGATATATGCTACATGTATTATTTATATGAGTGTATTACGATATTAATCTACGCAGTTAAATGTTAAGTTCTTAAATTTACTATCTTTAGTAAGGAATAAGTTTTTTCCTAATTTTACAGTTTCATTCAAATTATTTATTATTGGAACGAAATCAAAGTCATCATCTAACATGTCAACTGTCAAACCGCCTTCATACTCTACACCAAAACTGCCCTTCCAAACTTGTTGTTTTCCTTTATACTCAGTCCCAAAGTCAAATGCCGATACATCTTCTTTTACAGTTTCAACTTTTAAATTAACTGTATTCACACGTAAACTTAACGTTTGTGTAAAGGTTAAAAAGTTTTGTTGCTGTAACCATGCAGCATCATTTTTATTAAACCTAACACTAGTTTCGGTTATATCAACAAGAGTATAAAAAACAAAATTCATACAGTATTTACGGTCACAAAAAAAACGCCACTATAAAAGTGGCGTTTCCTTCCCATCCCTAAGGGTTAATTATTATGGGTTCTGAGCAAAAGTTGCTACAACTGTGCCACCAGTAATAGATGGAGTTGCTGTACCCTGTAGAGCGATATGATCGCCGTTACCTGTACCTTCAACACCTGCTACTGTGAAAACGTTGTCGTTTGCGTCACCAGTGGTTGCTTCTGTGATAGCTGCTGCTACTGTTGCTGTACCTGTGTTGATTGATACAATATATGTGTTGCCGCCGAGGCCATTACCTGCGACTACTGCTGCGTTTGATGTTACTGCTGCCATTTTATTTCTCCTATAATCTTTAATGGCAAGTTCATTACTCTATGAACTTGTATACTTTTATTTAGTCATTTTGGAAAAAATATAGCTATTAACGCCTTTTTAAAGCTCTCTTATGCAGAGCTCTAAGGTTTTGTACATATGCAGGACCAGCCTGAACAATATCATCTATTAGCTGTATTGCTGGCATATATGCTTCTACATATGCTGCGGGAATACCACGTCCGTCAGCAGCCATTTCTAAAAACTTTTTAGCTAGCATTAAATTTTTAGTTCCTACAAGATAACGATAAAGGGCAATTTCTCTAGTAGTACCTACTAGATCAGGTTTACTTACAACTGGTTCAGGACTTGTTTCCGTGTCCTTCTCCATATTATTGTTTGATGCCCAATGTTCAAAGTTAGATATAATGTCAGAACTTCCTAGCTTTGCTCTTACTGCAAATATTAAACGAGTTGCTACAGTTCTTTTGTCTTGCCTAGTAATTTTCCCCCAATCACCCAGCTGTCTACGAATTGCTTTGTAATCAGTGTTTGTTATTCTTAAAGCCGACTCTAGCTTAATTAACAAACTGTTTACAAGTGTTGGCTCTGCGCCTTTAGCAAGAGTGCTAATGTACCTGTTTAGATCTAATATAGGAAGTTTTGTATTAGCTTTTAGCTCAATAGCCTTTTCAGGATCTTTTAATTTACGCTGAGCACTATTGTCGCCTACAATAAAATAGATAAAATTATATAGGTCTGTACCCATAATACGGTAAAACTTGTACAGTTCAAATCCTGCTGTTTTATTTGTGTAGTCTTTTACAAAACTAGCATAACTAGGATAACGCCTTAGTGTTTCTAACACAAGAAGCATTAGATATAATCGTTCGCAACAATCAGAATAGGTTAGCTTTTGTGAATTACCGTTGTCTTTAGTCATCCTTGATTCGTGGATGTCTTTTAAGAAGGCAAATGGTTCTACTTTGGGAACAGACACATCGTGTCCGCCCTCCATTGCTGCCCATTCTAATGATGTGTAACGATCTTCCATACTGTTATTTATTGAAACTGTTGTTAGGATTATAATAATTGATCATGTCTACATCATCAACAAAGCTAGCGTTACTATCTATTGATTTATTTTGATGATAAGAAAATATTAATACTCTTTGTAAACTTACTTTTTTACCCTTCCTATTAAAGTATTCATTGTCTTTAGTAAAATCAAAAATAAACTGCTTTGCATGTGGTTTGTAATCATTTTTGCCTGTATGATAACGACCTACTAGCATACTCCATTTTTGAAAATTTTGAGAAGAAAAGAAAACTTTATAATATTTGTCTATTAAATCTTTATCAAGGGTTGGCATACTAGCTAGACTATAACCAAAGTAAAAGTGCTGAAATTTTAAATTAAAGTAAATCCACCAAAAGAAATCAAAATTGCTTTTGATCTCACAAGGTGCATGATTAATATTATCTACTAACAATTCCCACCACAAATCTTTTTGAAGATCTGTTTTTTCATTAATTGAACTATTTGTTGAGTCAACCCACCATTTATGATATAGACCGTTTTGCCAATTGTCCATCATTGCGTCGTTGCCATACCGTCCTTGTGCCCATTCTGTTAGTTTATAAGGATAGGTCATGTCAGCAAGATCGCCTGTAACAACAATATAATCTTTATTAAAATATTGTGGTAGATGGAGGCTACTGACTATTTTAAAATTCTTTTGAATAAACTTATAATAAAAACTTGTATATTCTCGAATGCTATCAATAGACATGCAAACAACTACTTTATCTTTTAAACTGTTGATGTCTTCTAACATCATCAAACTCACTAGTATAGATGTCGAGTCAACACCGCCAGAATACATTAGCAGCAAAGGTTTATTCATATTGCGGCTCGATTCTAATAGATTTTTTGCTGCTTCTAAACAACAGTCTTTGTATGACATATTAAAATTAGTTAGATCAGTTGGTAATTGACAATTTTTATAAACTTCGTAGTTAAAAGTTGACTGTATTCTACCTAGTCGATCTATTATGTTTCCGCGAGGTGTGTACCTATCAGTGATTGCCCACATATTTGCAAAATCTAATCTTTTATCTTTTTGTTGATCTAGCAGACTAGTTCGACCATAAAAAAGTTTTTTAGAATTGGATGGATGCATGTTCAGATATTTTCCAGAATGCATCTTGACATTCTTTATAGTTTTTTGATCTGTTTATCTGCTGTTTTAAATGTTCGTAGGCTGCATATAATCTCATAGAGTACAGCATATATGATTCATGCTTCATTTTTAACTCATTATACGCAACTTCAGGCTCTATAGAATTTATCTTAGCATATTCTTTTACTAGATAATTTTTGCTGCCTTGAGCTAGTTCGTGACCTAACGAATTCATAAAATTTAGATCGGTAGTTAAGCAATATCTTTTTTGTATAGACATTAGATTTTGATAGAATTTAGTTAAAAATTCTTTTCTTATTTTTGCAAGATCAATAATATCTTTTACATCTTGAGGAGGATTATCGACTAAATCAATTAGAAGAGGCTCAGTATTAATCCATCTACGATACTGTAGATAAAGTTTAATAAATTCTTTTTCCAACACAGGTTCTAAACTAAAATTGCTTTCCTCTAACTTTTTAAGAAATTCTTTATTATTAACATTGAACTCGTGTGGTATAATAACTTCAACATCTGTAAAGCCTTCTATTAGAGCATCTGCCACTGCCGGTATGTTTGTTGCTGCAATGATGTAACCAGAAGAGACATCGTATAACAGATATTCTTCACTCATGTAAAAAATTAGAATTTTTCGTCGTCTTCGGGCTCATCAGGAACATCGTCACCTTTGAGTTCAACTGGACCATGTTTCTTAGCTAGATCTAGCATACTTGCAATTTCTTCCTTGCTTAGACCTGTTTTCTTAATTAGATCATTTAGGTTTTTTGCACCAAATGCTGTACCATAAGCTGTTAGCTCATCGCCCAATCTCGACATCTTATTTGATCTATCAACTTCTGCATCGCTAACGCCTTTGCCCATTGGCATCTTTGCGCTAATGTCCATTAGTCGACGGCCATAATCTGCGAGTGTGTATTCAGCTTTTGAAGCTTTATAACCTGGATTTACGTTTGCACTTGCTTCTGTAATTTCTTTAATTTTCATTTCTATTTCCTTAATTAGGTGTCCAACGATGACGTGGAACAAGTTTGGTTTTACTTCCAAGTGCGACATAGCCTTCGCCGCCCTTTTCGCCTTTTGTGCTTGCCTTCACATCTGCATCTGCTGAGTCAAGTTGATCAATTAGATCATTCTTAACCGCCATTATCTTTCTAACCAATTCAAAAATAGCAGGCAATGCATTAGGATTAGCCTCGTTCATCGAAGCAATTTTTGCTTGCTTAGGCTCGCTTACTTTGCTAGTTTTAAGCCAATCAAAAAAGTTACTTCCTAATCCTTCTAGGTTTCCGCCTTTGCTTTGTGAGTTAACATATGTATATATGATATTCTTCATATCACTTAATCCTGCAACAGGTGCTAGAAACTGATCTATTGCTTTACCATTTTTAGCTGTTAAACTGCGTATTTCTTTTACATGACTTGTATCAACTTTAGGCTGATGTGTTACATATGTTTGTCCTAAAACAACTGCATCTTTATTATTCAGTGCCGCTGTATCTTCAATAGGTGTACTAGTTTTACCCCCAAACTCATCATACTGTGAATGTACTACGACACCAACTTTTGATCCTGCTATGCGTTTACCAAGTTGGCTATCTGTAGTTACTGTGTAGGTGACTTTGTTGGGAGTAAATTGTATTCCTTCTTTACCTGCGGTAAAGGGCTTGCCAGGCATGTATAATATATCTCCATATACATATCCTCGAAAGCCCGGAGGTGTTGCTTTTTCTAAAATGTTAAAAGTAGCAGCCATGTTATTACCAAAGTCTTCACGCCACGGCTCACCTTCTACACCTTTGCCCGAGTTTTTAATGAACTTGCTTAGATCGGCTGCGTTGGTAGATTTATTCTTGCCCCAACCATTCTTGCCAACCATTACAAACTGTCCATCTGACTCGCGACCCCAATACACTGTGGGATTACCGTCCCACTTGATGCTTACATCACTGGTGTCAGTACCTAGCTTGTCTAGTATGTCTGCTGCTTCATTTGCACCTTCGGCGCCGTCAACAAACACTAGATCTTCAAGGTGTTGAAAGTCGCGGCCTACTTTGGCTGCTTCTGTTAGTATTGTGCGAAATTCTTGGAATCTCATTTGTTAAATGCTCCCGATACCATCACAGTATGATTTAACAAGTGACCTGTTATTTCTTTTATACGGTTCAACTGGCGGTCAGCAAGTGTTTCTTTAGGCTGTACTTTTGCTTTGTTCCATCCTGACTCTGGGTCTTCTTCCTGAGCAGCTATTAACGCCTTAGCGTCTGGTTTTACTTTAAGTATACTTTCAACTGATCCTAGATCTTTTGCACCGGCATTAGGACCCAATAGTATCTTTGCAATCTCATCTAGATCACTTGACACTAATGAGTCGTCGCGTCTTGCTAGTAAACCTTTGTATGCACTCCACTTAAATCCTTCTGGATATTCTGGAGTTGTTGCATTTTTTGCTAGGTCTGCAATTAGTATTTGCTTGTGTACGCCTTTGTAGGGCGAACCTTTTGGAATGTCGTGTACGTGAAACTTTTGTGCTGTTTCGCCGTTGTCAACAACCATGATATCAACTTGCTGTGCAGAATCACCCACAGTAGTTTTAACGTGAACACTTGTACCTGTTTTCTTTGTATCAAACCCTGCTTGTTGGAATAGTTTTTCTAGTTCTACTCTAGCACCTTTAGCATCTTTTACTTTGAAGAAGTCTATTAGCTTACCAGCGTCTATAATCATGTCAAGGTCGCCGCTTCGCTTGCCTGGTGTAGGTGTTGCACCAGAACCCATAGGCAGAGCTTTTGCGCCTGTTTTAGATACCACACTATTGATCTGCTTCATCATATCCGGTATGATAGCATGATCAAAGTCAGTAGTCTGATCTGGCCAAATGTTGCCGCCTTCAGTTAGATTCATTTTGTTTACTCTCAATAATTCTGGTCATTGCACGACGAAACTTACGAGGATCGCCGCTTTTGATACTGTTAAGGAACCGGCGCTCTAATTCACTAGCGGTTTCAATATCATATACCGAGTGTATTCTACTCAAAAGGTTAATTGAACTTTCTATAATATTATTGGCTGTGCTATCGATAAAACGATCGTTATCACGCTTACCGTAAACACTGTTAAGTTCTTCTAATATGCTTCTAGTCCGTTTTCTCATTACAGCAATTCCTATGTATAGTATTTAGTACATTTTATACATTACATTAGACAAAGTTTACTCTTTGAGAACAACCAAATTCGTTAGATGTACAGTATTTTGTACTGTCTGGGTCACTTAGTAAGTCATATTCAGTTAAAACACCGTTTTTAAACTTTAGAGATATAAGTTTGTTTTCTGATACTCGAGTAGTTGGTCTTGCCCACATTATGATGTAGACTTCCTTGTTATCTACAATTAGTTCTGATACTCTTTTACAAGACATATATGTTAGAAATGGATTTTCTAAATCACCATACTTATCCGTGTAAAACTGATCAACTGCTACAGTACTTGCCATAAAACCAAAACTTGTAATGAAATAACTATTGTAATCTTTTGGCAAACTGTCAGTCATACTATCAAACATAATATACTTTTGATTTTTTAGTTCTGCAATATAATCCTCAGGGTAGTTAAACAGGTCTTTTGATAATTCTAAGGATTCACTTAGGTTATTTTTATCTAAACAAACCATGTTTTTTTTAAATAGTCTACTTAAAGCAGGGGTCATAAATCCTCCCCCTATGTCTAGGCCTATATCGGCATCATTAATGGATTGTGTATCTACTTTTATAAATTTATCTAGATTGTCATATCTTTTTCTGAAACTAAAAGTTTCGCCCCCAAGTTTTTTTAAATATCCATATTCTTTTATTAAACGATCTAAAAAATCATCAAAGTGAGTTTCTGAAAATAAAAGCTTCAAATCGTCCATAGACGATAAATTTATTTTTCGATTATATAATTTTTTGAATACAAAGATAAAAAAGAGATGAAAATAAGGTATTTTATTTCGACCTTTACCGTCGTCTAATAAGTGAATTATTTTTCTTGTATTTTTATAATTGCTATTATATAAGAATAAAAGATTAGATAAGTATTCCTGTCCTGTAAGCTGATTAGGAAACCATTTAAAAACATGAAACATGCTGGATTCTTTTTCGCCTTTTTCTAGAATCCTCTGCACCCATGGTTGCGATTTATTAATATAAACTTCTTTATGTATCCGCGGTCTTTTAACAATTAACCTAAATAATTCAAATGTAACTTGATCTATAGAGCCGCCATTTTGTAAACTTTGCAATACATCTTGGGTAGTATAGTTGTCGGTATTCTTGTGTATTTTTATTATTTCTTTTACTTTTTCAACTTCTTCTTGTGTCATAATGACATCCCTCATGTGCTTTAAGAATATTTAGTGTAGAACAGATGTAATTATAACACAAGTGTGACAGGAAGTAAAGGGTTAAATTGGGCAGGCGTCAAAACTGCCCGTTTTTAACTACATAGGTACTCTAAAACTCTTGAATTAGCATTACAATTCCAACAGAAGCTGCAACACCAACCATTAATTTAAAGAAGTCTTTTGCTACTAGAGGGAACACGCCTTTGAACTTTACCTTGTCAGTAAATGTTGCATGAGCAAGTTCTCGTCCAGTTAGCAAGCCAACGAACACCCAAGTTGTACTCATTGGAATGTTATTAAGTTCTTTAAAGAAGAACAGTATAACCAAGTACACTAGATCAATAAGTGTCGCTGAACGCACATAACGTGTGTTGTGTTTTTCCAAAATAATCTTTTGAATCTTACCACCACGTTCGTGAAACATAAATCCTAGTCCTGCTACGAATATTGCTGATATTGCTATCATCATGTCTGCAGGAATTTGTCTAGGCAAGAACACAGCAATGTTAGCCATATCATGACTTAGCCATGTCCACCATAGGAAGCCTGTAACTACCCATTGTGCTGCTCGCCACTTGCCTTTGTTTTCTTCTTTAACTGGTTTCGATTCATCAAAGTACTTGGTTATTCCCCACCATATTAAATATGCTGAAACACCTGCTAGAGCATAGCCCATTACTGATTTCATTAGCATTGACTGTAGAACAAAACTACTTGCAAATGCACTCAGTACAATAAACGATGTACTGACTGGCATACCTATACGTGTCAGTACCACAAGCACAAGCGGAGCCAATGCATGATACCACTGTGGTTCTACGTAAGGTATCTTTGCTAGTCGTCCATAGGAAATGTCGCCACTGTGTGTAAACCAAGCATACCAAATTGCCCATAATAAAACCGCACTTGCTGCGGCCCACATTACTTTCCAATCAAATCTCTCATTGTTTGATGCGATCCATGTGCCGAGAGTCTGCACAGAATCATTTGCTATAACGGAATATGCTGCCAGCATAAAGCCAACTGCCATCCATAACGTGAGTGCGTCCATTTGTTTCTCCTTATTGCTTGACGGCTTTACCCCGTCGCTCACTTTAGGTGAAGGTGCTTGACGCTGCCCCTTCACGGTTATTTAGTGATAGTAAGATTACAAAATGATTACTTTAAATCAAAATGTGTATCTTATTTCTGTTTCAAATTTTGATTTTGCAACACCTGTATCTTTAGTTTCAAGTTTGCCTTTAAACTCTAAACGTGGTAGTGCATCTAGTTTAAACTTGTAGCCTGCTTCCCAACTTGTTCCGTGTGTCATTGGACCAATTTCAAAATAAGGCTTGCCCCATGTTGAATCTGCTTGATAACCAAAACGTAGATGATCAACTTTTTTATCGTAGTTAAAGTCTTTCATTTCGTATTCGTTCTTGTATTCTACATATGGTGCTGCTTGTACTGCAAAAGAAAAAACACTCATAATGAGTGCTGCTATTTTAGTTTTCATAAACTCTCCTAGTTTGGGCAAATTGATTTTGCCAACACTATTTAAGATTAATATGATTAAGGTTTTGTTACAGTAAGATTAATTGTTGATTAATTTGGATCCTTGCAAAAAACGCATGGCTGTTTTGCTTAAAAATCTATTGATTTTATTGCTGCGGTGCAGTATATTAGTATAAATAGTATTAGTGAAAACCATTACAGGTTAACACTAATCCTTTCTAGAGCGTCTTCAGCTCTTTAAAAATGAAGGGCATATCCTATGCCATACAAAGGTGACGGCGGAAGAGACCGCGGTACGTGAAGCCTTAAATCACACACACTTAT